GGATGTCGTCAGATATCTCTGTGCCTTCGCCCTGAATGTCGCCAACCATTCTCTGGAACTCTTGCATACTGACGTTGCCGCCATCGGCATAAGCCATGACTGGGCCGCCATACGCCATTCCCGCTGGAGGTTGTCCTCCAGCAAGTTGAGGTAGGGTGTTGCTAGGCAACAATCCAAACTCAGTAGGATTCGGAGCCTGATTGCCCATTCTTCTAGCAATCTCTGCTTCAATGTTGTATCTGCCCGCCGCATTCATGGTAGTCAATGGCGTCTGCGCGACGCCGCGATCATTCTTCGCTTCGTCGTAAGCCATTTTACCAAGAAGGTAGGCGGGGATTCCGGCGGCGGCTAACTGGCCCATTCCACCCGTTCCGCCAGTAAGGCCCTGCATTGCTCCAGCAAATCCACCTTCAACATTTGGATTGGTCATACCTTTAATAATGTTCGGCGTTGGGTTGTTGCTCCCAAGGCCAAAGCTGTTGCCAAGATCTTTTAGCCACTGAGGCGTATCAAAAGCGTTGTCGATGGCGCCACCGCTAATAAATGGGTTGAGAGCTCGGTTCAGCGCAGATATTCCGCCTGATGCCGATACCCCGCCGCCGGGTGCGGTCTGTCCAAGTTGAGCCAAATATGCCTGATAAGCTTGCTCGGTCAAAACGCCCGCCTCATCCTGAGACATTCCCCCAGCAATAAGCTGCTGATAATATTGTGATGCGTAATCTTCTGGACTGGTGCCTCCTGCTGGGCCTCCTGCTGGGCCCGCACCCGCTCCGCCTATTCCGGCCATTTGCATACCGACTTTTTGGAATACACCTTGTGGAGAGCCATATAAGCTTGATGGATTTAATACACTAGATCCGGCCCCAGCAATGGCGCCCGTGGGCATTGCTTGACCAGAATATGTTGCGGTTCGTAGAAGGCTGGGTATTCCTCCTCCAGTCGCAGAACCAGTAAAAGTTCCAAGAGGATCTGACATCAAGCCGCCAATACCAGATGATATAGCTGACCCAGTGCCAGTTAATCCTTTACCAATGCCCGACAAAAAGCTGCCGCCGCCTGCCTTGGATATGTTGGATATGTTGTCAGTAAAGCTACCGCCAGACGCAAGGGGACCAGCAAGAGTTAAAAGCTGTAACGGATTTCCGCCCTTCGCTACGTCGTAAACAGTAAATGCTTTGTTTGCCAAGGCGGCAATTGGCTGCCAAGGACCAGGTATAAACTGAGCCACTTGGGCCAGTGGCTTAATTACCTTCTTCACAACCTTCTTGACGCCCTTGGCCAGCTTCTTAAAGAAACCAAACTCTTCAAGGCCGGTGATTGGATTTAGAGATGCAATGCCAACACCGACAACTGCTTGCGCTGGATCTATGTCAAGCTCGGCAAATTTGTTCTGCACAATGCGCTCAAAGTCTTCGTCCTCAAAAGCCTCTGGGGGAAGTATAACTTCGCCGGGTCGCAAATGAGCCAAGGCGGTGTCATCACCGCGCCCCTGTTGCGCCAGAAGAATTGCTTGCTCAGCCATCGGGGCTTGAGAGCCAACCATCGCGGCTTCAGCCAAATGCTCAAGTTTAGCCTTCTCTGCTGGGTCATCAGTCATCCCCGCCTGCATCATTAGCTCCTCTATTGCTTGGGCTATTGCGGCATTGGGGTCTGTAACTGGTTCACTTGCCGCCTGCTGGGCTTCAGCAATCATGGCGAGCTTTTCTTGACTAGGAGCCTCGGCGACACCGCCGTCAGCCATTCTTCGGGGATAAACTTCGCCGCCCTGCATCATTGTCTGTGCTTCAATAATGCCCATCAGCGTGTTTTCTAATTCTGTATTCATTGGTCAAATGCTCACTGTCAAGGCGCCGACTGCCGAAGAAACACTATTGCCGGACACGTAAATTTGATGACTGTACAGATCTCGAAATGCATGGCCATCAAAAGCTTGATGAACCTCAAGAGTCGTGTTAAAGATTATAGCACCAGTAGCGAACTGTAGACTAGCCACTTCGTCTGCGTTGAAATGCGGAGAAATCGTGTAATCTACTGATCCCAAGTTAATTTCTAATATTCTCACTAGGCGATTAAAAGTTGCAGAATCTACGGAAACCCCAGAAGAAACTGGAAGTCGGGTCTGAAGCAGCCTGCTCATTAGCGCCTTCCGCTAGGTTGAATGTCAATCCTTGTAGAGCCTAGGCGCCATTTGTAACCCAATTGCTGTGTGGCGTCATCATCGCTCTCGAACCGTAAAACAATCTGGCGAGCTCTTGTCCTTACGTTACTGAACGTCGAGCTCTGGGTAACCTGAGTTGTCGAGTCCGTGGTTAAAGTCTGATTGTTGTAATTCCTGCGCTTTAACACCAAGTTCATTGCTGGCGTGGTCCCTACTCCAGTCTGAGTAAAAAATGCTAGATCGGGAATTATTTTCTTAACGAAAGCAAATTGATCGCCATCGCCAATGGCTATATCTGCCGACTCTATGAAGACGCCGCTCATTGCAGATTCGTTGTCGTTGTATCCGTTTTCCTGTAAAAAATTTACGCTGTCCCCCGCCTCAACCCCAGATGCAATGGGGTTATCTTCTACCCCAGAGTCTATCCAAGAATATCTGATCAGAGAGCCGATGGACCAAGTATTTTCTTCGTAGTTAAAAATGATGTAACGAGATATCTCTCCCGTTGCGTCCGTCAAAGAAGGATAGAAGAACCACATCTCACCAAATTGACTGTTAAGCCCCATGTGACATTTAAATGCTTGGCTTAGATCTATGTCTTCAAAAACGTATTCTTGAACAGAGCAGGGGAGTTTTGTAACTGTTCCAGAGTACAGGTAGAAGCCAGATTTGCTTGCAAAGAAAACGCCAGCCGCAGATGCCACTGCCGCTTTGGGGCCAATTAAACCTGCGCCCTCATTAATTAAATTGATGGCAAAAGTTAGTGGTGGGCCAATAAATGACATGCTGTACATAGCAGTGTCTGTCCAGATCAATACCTCTTGCTGTGACTTTAAGCCACCAATGATCAGTGATCCCGAGGAAAGCCTGACGCTGCCCGCACTATTCGTTGCCAGCGGCTCAAACTCTAATTCGTTTTCACTGCTAGAGAACGCCACAAGCATTGGGTCAAGAATGCCGGTCCTAGATCCACTTGATATTGGATCAGCGCCAAGCACTATCAAGTGCCTGTCGGTTTCTGAGGTGATAACTTGAAGCGCCGCTGTAGGAACCAAGTTGGCGCCAGTAGTAGTGGCTAGATCAACAGCGCGAACGCCGAAACCATTATTTTCAACCCATCGATAGACACTGCCGCCTCTGGGGTTAATTATTAAGTTTTCACCAAAGTTGTCGTGCGTCCAAATACGCAACTGATTTAAAAATCCTATGGCGGAAGACGAGCCAAACGCGCCAGAACCCCAAGTGTTCACTCCCCAGCCAGTGCCAGCTACAAAATTGTCTAGCCCAACACTAATCTGATAAATGCCTACGGTGCTTCCACCACCATTTCCGCTGTCGCCACCGGTTGCTTGCACAATGTTTCCACTGGTGTCTTTGGTAGTAATTGTGTACGTGTTCGGTCCAGTAACCAAAAGAATTTGATACTCTTGGTTTAAAACAGACGCATTGATTGCTCCGCCTAGGGTCGCGGCGCCGCTTAAAGTAACAAAATCCCCAGTAACGGCACCATGACCAGAGTCATTTACGGCTAGGGTGGTTGATCCATTTGTGGCGCCGAATGTAACGTCGCCAGCACTGGTGGTAGATCGAATTGGCGTGACGTCGTAATATACGTCTCCGCTCTCGATGTAATATTTGAAAGTTGTGCCTGTGCCTAAAAGTCGCGTGCCGCCTAAAGTTATCCAGCTATGCAAAGCCCGCGCAATTCCCAGAAAAGTATTTTGCCCGAGCGTCACCCAGCCGCCGATTTTCTCGGCTCTCGACTTTCTGAAGCGTATAAGGTTACCGTCAACCCACCCCCCAGATGCCGAGTAATCAGTCTCTTCTTTATTGATACCCGGCTGGAAATCTACTTTTGACAGCGACATATAGCATTAAGCCAGTCGAATAATAGCGCCAGTCGCCGTAGGGCTAGGGAAGACCACGGTGAAGTCTCCAGCATTCGAGGTTTTGTTTTCGCCAAAATCTACCGAACAAACAGCCTTATCACTATTCGTGTCGTTGTAAATCAAGCAGCCCCTAGCCGTAACCGTTACGTTAGAAAACGTCAGGTTGGCAAAGTCACAGACAGCGGTTGTGCCTGTGGCGAACGGGGTCACGTTAGTTAAGGCGCTTCCAGCCGCTGTATAGTTAGTGCCCGAAGATTCACCCGCCGTTACATAAGCCGTAGTGCCAGACCCAAGGTTGGCGCTACTAGTGTACAACGCCAACTTAAACGAATTTCCGCCTTGCGTAAAATTATGCGTTCCAACAAGTAACTGTTGTTTGAAGGATACTGCTATTGCAGATGCTATAGCCATTTACATCTCCTTAAGAATTTTTGCTATTTCTGGATGCCCAATGCTGTTAAACTTATTAGACGCCGTTGTGCGATCAGAGGCAATTGCGCTCTTCATCCCATTTAGTATAACACCGTAAATGGCTCTACGGAAAGCTAACGCCTGCTCTTTTATGTGAGGCGCCGCTTGTTCTGAAATTCCGCAAATTCTGTTTGTGGCGTCTTCCGCCCAAAACTCTACGTCGTGGCCCTTATTATTCGTGGTCGCCACGGTAATCTTTCCCATAGAAAACCCAATATTATCATCAATCATCCTTTGTATGGCTCCGGCGAAGTTGGCAAGGTAATTGTGGTCAGATCGTGCTTTTTGACCATACTCGACAATTGAGATCTAGGGCACAATATCCAATCGCCTTCGGGGCTAGACATAGCCACAAGCGGATCATCAAGTCTGTGGTAACCATACAGGCGCTCAGTGACAGGCACGTTTGAATCAAGTAAAGTCGATCTTGGAGACACACCAATCTTAATGCCTGCTCCGATACACTTGGCAATCCAAAACTCTAGGCAGGCTCTGCCAGCCTCGGCGAAGTGAATGTTCTCTTTATAGCTGAAGTCCATGCCAAAAAGATCCATCTCGGCAACTTCTGCCCACAAACCAAAAGCTACGCTGTACGCCGCAGTGGTATTTAGGTAGGCGCATTTGCCCTCGGTGCATACTTCGGAAAGCGGATATTCGACGATTGCTGGTACTCGGTCGTCTTTCTCGCAAGAGTAGATTGGCTTTGTTACTTTAGGTAACAGGCGACGCATAACTTCAGTTTGGTTGCCTGCGGCGTCCGTGTCCAAATATCGGCTGGCTGGGTCCATCATAAAAACTCGGTCGTAATCATACGCCGATATTGCAGAGTTTATGACCCAGATTTCATCCCATTGCTTAGAGTTTTCCAGACCAATAATGAAATCAATCTGGGAAGCCCCAAGACCGATTATTGCTATTTTCTTACCTTTTAATTCGCTTGGTTTTTCCATTAAGTAACACCCGTTCGCAGTAGATCGTATCGATATTCATCTCGGCTCGCCCTGCCTTCGCTAGAGTTCTTCATTCTAGCTACTGCTTGGTTGAACCGAGTCTCGATGGAAGCTACGACGTCGGGGGTTTCTTTTAGGAATATAGCAGCCTCTGCCAAGGTGCCGTACAACAGCGCATCCGAATACTCTGTGGATAACAGCGTAGTTGTAGAGTCGTCGTTGCCCAGCGTGATACTGTTGGGCTTGTACAGATAGTGCAACTCTACGTCGTACTGTGAGCTCGGTACTGGCGCCAATGCAAAAGACGCCTGATCGAACAGGCTGTAATACTTAGGCCGCCCAGTAACTGTTGTGCTCGGGCTATACTCTTTTAAAAAGCTTGGATGCTTATAAGTCAAATAATAATATCTGTCTGAATCAATAACAGCCAGAGAGAATGGCGCGTAAAAATCATTTGGGGTTGCCAGAAACCTGTTGTTCTGAGACAACAACCCAGTGACATTTTTTCTCTGCTCTGGAAGTTGAACTAACGAAAATATTCGATCTTCGCTCTCTCTGATAAACTCATCGAGGTTTGCGTTGAACGTCGTCTCGTCAACTTGCATGTAATTCTGCACAGCGGTCTTTAATGTTCCAAGCGTGAAACTCATGTTGTCGTAACTCCCACTGTGCCAACATTAGCACTCATTGCAAAAGTTTGCAACTTTGTACCAAGCGGTCCGTCTTTATAAGTTGAATACACCAAAAAATTTGCATAAAAGTCATTTCCATTTGAAGATGGATCTGGCCTCGGGTCCTTTAGCGCCTGCGGATCTACCGCCGGAGGCTTTGGCATTATCTGAGGTGATTTAGGGGACCACTGATCTGGACCCACCAGAAGGCCATCCCAAGTTTTTCTCATGTCGCGCAGACGGTAGCGAAATCCAGTGATATCGCAAACCCCGTATGCCAGCCTGTCAGATGCATAGGCCATTAGCTGTG